TTATGTGGAAATCTTGATTTGATTTCTTTTGCCAGTTGGTCGGTGTCATGTGCGCGTATCTCATCAAAAATATAAAGTTTGTTATCTTTAATCACCGCGCAAACGCAAGACATCTTGCCAATATTAAAGTCGATTCCAAGTCTTATAATTTCGTCTGAATAATTTGGGATGTCTTTTGTTATATGTTTTTCTCTATTGAAGCGGTCAAAAACAGCGCCAGTTGTTAAAGATATGAACTGCCCTTCAAGGTACGCCTTGAGAAGGTTAGGGTCGTAGTTCATTTGCATTCTACTGATAAAGTCTTCAGGAAGCCATGGATTATCCGTTGACTTCATTCTTATTAACTTTCTATCTGTTTTTTCTTTTGCTTGATCACTTCCGAAAGTTTCCCAAAACCATCTGTAACCTTCAGGAGTGGAAGCCGCCGCAAATTGGCGAACATTCCCTGCGCGAAGACGTCCAAGAATTTTTGGAAAAGCGCGATCACAAATCGATTTTGCAACTGTGTCGATTTCGTCTGCCAATATAAAAGCGGCATTGATTCCGATTATTCTTTGCCAAGATTCAAAAGAACGACACATAATCCGCGTATCTCCCTTAGGTAGATGCAAAACAAAATCAGGCAACGGCGAACTTCTGAATGTGTAAGGAATTTCGTAATTTAATAAAAATTCCTCAAATTCTGTTACAAAAAGATCACGAACTAGCGGTTGCGTAGGCTCTAATACAATACCCGTGAAGCCTTGATTTAATAATGACAGGTGCAAACACTTCGCCAGTAAAGATCGCGTTTTACCTGACCCATAGCCCGCGCATAAACCCAATATTTCTGTTTCTGTGTCATTTACAAACGATAACTGCCCCGCGTGAAGATCAGATAATACACGCTCTAATATTATCTTTGTATCTTTTTCATCAGGAGGATTTAAAAAATCGAGGAGGGGTTGTTTTTCGCAGACATCAGAAATAAGGCTCATGCTGACATATCAAAGCGTAATAATTTTGCTTGCATTTCAACGGCACGGATGGCGGTTTGCAATTGATTCTCCATTGATGCGCGGCGTTCATAATCTGCAAGTCTGGCGATTGCCCCTGTAAGCCATTGCGGGCGCTCCAATTGTGCATCTTGCTCCTGTAGTATGCGAGCGCGTGACAAATATTCTTCTGTTTGACGTAAACTTACTGAATAATTCTCCGCGCAGTATCGAGCAATTTGCGTTTTTGAATTTCCGAGCAAAAGCAAATCGTATATTTTATGTATACGCCTATCAATTTCGATATTAGTTGCCTTTTTAGCCATGCCCTTAATATATAACATGAATTATAGGGTTGACATCAGATTTTAATTTTATTATAATTAAATTGTTATCAAACAAACTAAACCAATGACAAATTTCTTTATGATTATGTGCGCAACAGGAATCTTTTATTTGGGATTCGATGGGGCGTTGACCGATATGACCCGCAACGATTGTGCGGCGGGTGTACAAGCGGCTTGCGAGGTGTTGCGATGAGAAAATTTACAGTTGAACTTTATGCCAACAACGAGTATGCACTTGATGAAAGGTTAAAACAAATTAGATGGGATATTAACAATATTATTTGGCCTTCATCTTGTTTTTCAGAAGGTAGCCGTAAACGCCTTGAATCAGGTTGCATTGAAGAAGAAACAGAATACAAGCTAACCGATTATGAATACGACAAAGAGAATCCTAATTGGCGTTATGGGCAAAAACAAGATTGCGTTGGTAAATGGAAAATGCAAGTTGTACCTGATAAAGAATACGTTAAGTTTCAGGAGAGTCCAGAATTATGAGTAAAAAATACGATTACAAAGATCAGGAACTTGATTTGAAGATGCGAATTAAGTTTTTAGAAAAGAAGCTACGCGAACCCAATCACGGGGTCGAAAAATACGAAGAATGGCAAAGTAATCTTGAAATGGTTACTGATGAACTTACAAAACTACAGGTTAGAAAATTTAAATTCTTTCTTGGCAAATGGGTTCATAACTTTAAAGAACAGAATCAATTGATTAATGTTGTCGATTGTATGTTTGTTGCATTAGAAAAAACAGATCAAAAAGACGTTGCTATGAAATGGTATATGAGAGTGACAGACCCGAAAGAAACAAGATGCCTTGAAAAGCTATTGGAATATAAAACGGCGGAGGTCAATATGTGGAAAGCAAATATAAAAGCTATCAAAAAGCAAAAAAATGAAGCAACAAAACTTATGAAAAAACAATGTAAAGAATCTATTAGGCAAAGCAAGGAAATGAATCAGCGTAATTACGACACCTTATATAAACAATACGTTTCACAATTAGAACGATATAAAGATCATCTTGAACAACTTGAAGAAAAAAACAAAACTTTAAATTTAAGGGTTGACGAATTAGAAGATCAAAAGTGGAAACTAAATAAAATAGTTGGTAAATACCAACAGGAGGTAAAACAATGAAAGATCAGGAACAATTAAAATCATTAAATCAATTACTTTCTTTGGTTATTGGTGGGCGTATTGCTAAACAAACTGAGCATTTAAAAAGCGCCCCTATCAATCGTATTAATCATGCTCAAAAGATTATTGCTGATGGGGAACTTCAAGAAGCAACGCGAGATTTGCAAGATGGTTACGATGGCGCATCAAAAAGACTTTCACAAGTTGAACGTAAGATTGACTCTTTAAAAAGTTTAAAAGTACTTGCAGAAATGGTTGAAGAAAATGTAAGGGATGCGGCGCTTGCGGCTGTCCGCGAAGGTGCAAATTCTGATGGGTTTATGTTTGATGAATATAACGAATGGGAGGGCAAATATAAATGAAAAGATATAGATTTTCAAGCGGGGATGAAGAAACATCGCGCAGGGCTGAACAACAGTTTGTACGCATTACAGAAAACATGACCGATGAACAACGCGAAGCTGTTCTTGATTGTTTGATAAAAATGCAGAAACAATTATTTTTTCAAGAGCCGTGGTTGCTTAAAAAGTTCTCAGGAAAAGAACAGGCGCAGATATTAGCGCAATATACAAAAGAAGAACAATTGATAATGCTTACGAGGTTTGATCTTGAATTGCAATATCGAAAGAATCGTAATGGAAAGTAAAAAAGAAAAGTTAATTAAGGAATTAAAAGAACAAGTTGAAAAGATAAAGAAGTTTCAAATAGATTTCAAAAAAAATTTACCTAATGAAAATAATATGAATTCAAGCGATTTAAGATATATGAACGCCCAAGTTGAAAAAATGATGATGGAACATGAAAGAATAATTGGAGAATATTTTAAATATAAAGAGGGTTGACAATATTATTTAATTATAATATAATTAAGTTGTAAGCAAACCAATCAAACAAATGGCATACATGAATCAGGAGCAAAAAAAACAACGCGCTCCACAAATCAAAAAAGTTCTTAAAAAGTACGGCTTAAAAGGAACAATCGGTGTTAGAAACTACAGCACTTTATATGTGACTATCAAAGAAGGCGCTCTTGACTTTATCGGCGTTGCTCAAAAGATGAACAACAAATATGCCGAAGAAACAGGAACTGAACCTGTAAAAATGGATAATTACAACAGAATATATTATGGACACGCTGAAAGATACAGAAGATTTGATGAAACAATTGCAAATTTCATTGAAGAGTTAGTAGCCGCAATGAAAGGCGTTGGCTATTACAACAATGACGATGCGATGATTGACTACTTTGACAGAGCGTTTTACATTGACATCAACATTGGAAACTGGAAAAAACCTTACGTCTATACAGGGGCGTAAGGATGGATAGTTTTTTACACAATCATCAAGCCGCGCTTGATAGCCAAAGAGAAGCGCAAGCAATACGCGAACAAATCGGGGATGAAGATGACAAGTATTTCAACCACAAATACGATAATGAAGATGACGATTTTTTCAATGATTGAAACACCTTCTTTACTTTCGCCGTGTGGCTCTTATCAGGTTGACTTTTTTCCAATAAAAGGTCGATCTGATCTTTTTTTAAGATGTGGTGTTTTTGAAGGTCTTATTGAATTTCAGGAATGTGTATCGCACACCGAAATGTTTCGCGAAGTAGAAAGTAAAAGATTTAGAAAATTTAGAACAATAAGGCAAAATAAAATCCCACAAGAAATATCAATCTAAGGGGCGTAATGTGTGTTGCGCGTGTTCTGATCTTCTAGTGTCATCCCATAAAACTTTGTAATAATAATGTACTGACCCTGCGCTGTTTGTTTTGGTAAATACTTCTATAATTTTGCCGTTTTTATAGCGTGGGGGGATTGCTGACGATGTAAAAGAAATTTTTTTGACTGATTGCCCAATTTGATATCTTTGACCAATTGTTACTGCCATAAAAGTTTGTTTTGTAGTTTTTTTATTTTACCAAATTAGTCAAATTACTTTCTTGACGTATCTATTTAATTATATTATAATAGAATTGTTCTTACGGAGGATTTATGAAAACTCAAAAATATGTATGGTGTGAAGGCGCAATTGGCTTTGAACATTGCGGCAATGTATTCAGGGCAAGAATCCTTGACGATGCTGAAATGCACCGCGCCGCGCGTAAAGGTTACGTTTGGGTAGAAAGAGTTACTACTCCCGCAGATAACGAAGTTGAACGCGATAAAGAAGGCAACGAGGTTCCTTGGCGCGTTGAATGGCCGATTGAAATTGGCGATGGAATCTGCGGCGACAGAAACAAGTATTTAACAGGATATTAATTTATCCTGTTGACATACTTAATTAATTCTATTATAATAGGAATGTAAGCAAAACAAATCAAACAAAATGTACGACACAAAAAAAACTACAACTGAATATCCAAGATGGCATCGTGAAGAAGATGGCACGATGGTTCCTGACGTTACAGATTACGTCAAATTACAGGCTTGGATTGATACTCTTGACCCAAGAATCAAACAAGAATACGACAACATTTAA